GCGACCGTGGAATCCACGAGCTGCACGTCGAGGAACGCCTGGGCGCCCTTGACGAGCTCGTCCCGCACCGCTGCTTCCGCAGACGGGGTGGACAGACGGACCAGTTCCTCGGTCAGGACGATGATGCCCGACGCCTTGGCGAAGGACAGCGTGACCGACGCATACTGCGCGTTCGTCACGGGCTTCCACTTGCCCTGTCCCACCCACTTGTACGTGCCGCCCGCGGTCTGCGCCGGCATCGACACGTTGAACGGCACATGCCGCAGTCCGGGGATTCTCCCGAGCAGCGTCAACGGCCGCAGCAACTGCAGGAAGTCGTTCAGGTAGTTCGTGATGACGAGCGGAGCCGCGAACGTCGCCTGGAGCGTGGTGCCCGGGGCGACCGCCGCGCGGGTCATCATGCCATCGCGGAGCCCGCCGTAAATCTCGTCGGCGCCATCTCCCCACGTCCGCTTCGCGTACTCGGCGGCCTCATGCTTGTTGCCCTTGCAGACCGCGAGCGCCATGACGTGCCGCGCGAACAGGATGCCCGGCTCGGCGGTGTCCCGCATGGTCACCACGGGTACGCCGCTCCGAGACTGCGTCGCCTTCTCGGTGCCGTTGCCGTTCACCGGCGTGGCCGCTTTGTCGTTCGCGAGCTTGAGGCTCCGAAGGCGCAGGAGTTGCCCGTCATGCGCTTCGACTTCTTTGCCCAGCGTGTCGAACTGCTCCTGCTGCGTCGCGTCGAGCGTGGTGCCGTCGGTACCAGACTTCTCCATCAGCGCGTTTTGCTGCGCCACTTTTGCGGCACGAGAGTTCTCGTGCTGGGTGATCTGTTCGGCGATGGTCATTTTCCCAGTCCTCGGAGGAGGTGAAATGCCCGAGACGCCGGGGCTTGTGTCTGTGGACTCGCCGGACGCGGCGAGAGTTGAAAAGGCTGAACGGACGGCCAGAATCGTGGCGTCCTGATTGGCGTTGATCGGCGTGACCGTAAGCCCGTGCCAGCTCCAGCGCGTAATGCGCGATCCGGCACGGGGGTTCTTCGGCTCCAGTGGGATGAAATCAATCGACAGGCCGCGGACCAGACCATTCTTGATGTCCGCCCAGGCTGCGTCGACGCGGTCTTTGACTGAGCGACCGCCCGGCGTGCCGTCGTCAAGGATCGTCGGGACGTGCGCGCGAATCCAGCGCATCCCGCCACGAATCTCCGACGCGACGACGTTCCCGATGGGCTTGGCGTGATCGTGCTTGCCGGCGGTGTGGAAGAAAAGCGGGATCGGGAGCTTGAACGTCGCACCGGCAGGTTCGATAACGGTTTCGTAAGAATCGACAGCCGCTGAGTTGGCGATGCCCTCAAACGTCCGCTGCTCCGCGTCAACGGCGCGGATCTCCAGCAGCCCGACCGCTCGGTCCATGACTGAAGCCTACGAGATTGCGACCGGTTCCCTAGTACCCTAAAAAGGTTACTTAGCCAAAAACCACAACGTCAGGCGGTGACGCGGGTACGTGGTGCCGGGGAGACGTTCCGCCGCTTCTCGGATGTGCTGCTTCACAGTCTCTTCCGACAGGCCCAGCTCGCGCGCGACCTCTTTGTTGGTGAGTCCCTGCGCGACCCGCTCGGCCACTTGCGCTTGGCGCTCGGTCAGCTGCTTCATGGGCGGCCTGCAAACGACAGGAACGTCAGGAACGGCTCGCCGCCGACCTCACCCGCCGCCAGCGCGTCGTTGCGTGCTACCCAGGACAGGCACCCCGCCATCGCCAGATCAATCTTGTTTGGCGAGTCCGGCCGCTCTTTGCGCAAGATCCACAGCGTGACGCCCTTCTCGTCGACGAGGGTCGTGTACGACCGCCGCGCATTGGCGATGTGCGTCTCAAACTGCTTGTCCCCGCTCTGCTCCAGTTCCCCAGCCGTCATCGCCCCGACATAGGAGCGCAGCGCATAGGCCATCGGCTTGCGTCGGTTCGTCCACCATTCGAAGACCCGCTTGTCACCATAACGACTCGCCCAGGTCGCGAGCCAGCTCTCCCATTGCGGCGGGTCCCCATAGAACCGCACCACGGTCCAGCGCTGGAACGTATCGGAGACAATGCCGTCCACCTCGCCGTGGGGCACCTCCCAGTCAGGCAACTGGAGTGGGCGCTCCCACGCACCGAGTTTCCACTGGAAGCCGGTCTTTATTTCCGTCCCGACGAGTCCCGTGGCGTCATCGAAACGCCCACCGTCGAAGCCGATGGTGATCGCCGCGCCATCCGGCACCACGTATCCCGGCCGCACGAGCGACCGCCACTGGTCGATGTCGAACGCCATTCCTGACGCCTGCACCGGCCGGTTGAGCCACACACGCTCGAGATAGGCGCGATCGGCATCGGGCGCGCGAAAGGTCTCGACGATCCGGTCCACGGCGCTCCATTTGGCGATGTAGGGTCCAGATGCTTCGATCACGGCGGCCTTGAGCCCGACCTCGGTGTCGAGATCGTGCTTGTCCGATGCCTGACGGTGGAAGAAAAAGAGCCGCGCCTTCGCGCCCTTCTCACTCTTCTCGGCCATCGTCTGCGCGTACTGCATCGTGCTTTCCGCCGTCGACCCCATACCGGGCTCAGGCGCCGTCGTGGTCTCGAGCGCCCACGGATCAGCAATCGGCCGCTTGGCAAGATTCGCGAGCATCACCGACCAGGCCCGTTTCAGAGAATCCAGGGTGTAGCGGTGCGTCTCGTCCGCGTGCTCGAACGTCGTGCGCGCACCGTCGCGGGCATTCGGAGAGGCCGACACGGCTTCCGCCTTCCCGTCGCCCCCGCGGCGCACAATGCGCTCGAGCCCGATGTCGAAGTCCCGCCCGACTGAGCACTCCTCGAGGATGCGCCGGAGCGCGCCATAGGTCAGCTCTTCGGTCTGCTCCTCGGTATACGAGATCATCGGGATGTAGGGATCGGTCACCCCATCACCGATCGGTTCCCGGCCCTTCCAGCTGCGCGCCCGGACCGGCCCCTCAGGGTGGAGCTCCACGCCGGCGATCCAGGCCGCGAACTCCGTCTTGCTCGAACCCTTCCGCAGGGACAGCGCGCACCGTTGGAAGCGCCGCTTCCCCGCATTGGGGTTTAGCTCCCGCACGATCACGCGGTTCTTGCGCCGCTCCACACTCGCAGGCTCAACCTCGTAGAGTCTATAGACCCAGCCGCGTTGTTCCTCGTTCAGTTGGATCACTTGACCAAGCAGATCGCCAGGGCCGTGACAAAATCGCTCCTCGATGAAGTCGCAGACCTGCGACCCCAGCGTCGGCCAGGGCTCCTCGTCAATAGCGGGATACATGAAAATGCTCATGCAACGCTCGGGCGACGATTGCGTACTTGGACAACTTGCGTTGCCCAGCGACAATTCCCGGGTTCGTAGTGGCCGTCGCCATTGATGCGATCGATGCTGTATCGCTGCGACGGGCGGGGCCCCATGTCGCCCAGAAACGTCTCGAAACTGTCGCGCCAAGCTTGGCAGACGCCGATCCCACGGGCCCCGTAGTATCTCCAATTGTCCCGCTTGGGATTGGTACAACGCTGGATCATATGCTGCCAACTGATGTAGGTCAGCGTCAGGCCAGCGCGATGAGAGGCATGGCCGTGACGAGTGCCGCATTCAACAGACCGCTCCTGGCGCAGGCAGCCACAGCTCTGCGTTCGACCGGATCGGAGGTTAGATCCTAGGATGGTCTGTCTCCCTCCGCAGGAGCATTCACACCACCACGCAGCTTCCCCGCGCTTGTCCGAACCAGCGCGTTGAAGGACCATCCACCTACCGTACTGCTGGCCCGTCAAATCAAGGGTTTTCATACGACCTTTAGCGCCTCACGGGGGTCTTTACTTGACGCCTCTTTGTGCTGCCGGCGCTTCGACGTGCGTTCCGCCGCCTGGTCGCCCTTCTCGATCTCCCACTGGAGGCGCCGCCGGTCGATTGGCGATAGCCCTAGTCGCTCCTCGTTCTTCGCAATGCGCGTCTCCACGGCCACGCGGCCCTGCGCCTCGTCGGCAGTCCAGAAATCCTGCTGGAGCTCAGCCGTCCGATACACCAAGCCGAGCACGTCCGCCTCCAACCACTCGGACGCCATCGGCGATTTCCAGATCGCGTTCCACCACGCCACGACCCGCGGGTGCCACCGCTCCGTCACCTTATCGCGCTTGTAAAGTGCGGGCACCTTGTTGCGCGCTGACGCTTCCACGCTCGGCAGCGTCGCATGCGTCGTCGCACGGTTCGCGCGTTGCCGCAGATGCGCGGGCTTCGGAGACGGCCCTCTCATGCTACACGTTTCCGCGTGAGTCGTTTTGACACAAACTCGTAGGCACAAAAATCAGGGCAG